TGGATTATAGTTGGAGACAGATACACAGAATCCATTCAGCTGCATTATTGAATCTTAAAATAGCATAAGACAAGCCTAGACGAAGCTAGATAAAACAAGATGGCATATCTTGTCACATAACATCTATGTTATTATTACAATGAACTCAGATGGAAAAGATCATTCAGAGTTCTCCTTCCCTTAGATGTCTGCCAGTACCCACCTGGCAGATCACCAGAACATCTCACCGAGAGGGAGTGAGCGTGAGCCATGGAGCCGCAGGTTCGAATCCTGATGTTCTGTTCCGGTTTGACACCGGACTCGCTTGAATCTTCATTAGCACAGGAGCCATCTGCTTTGTAAGCAGGTGGCTCCTGTGCTACGGACATTTAGCTCAGTTGGTCAGAGCATCCGGCTCATAACCGGACGGTCCTGAGTTCGAATCTCAGAATGTCCATGAGAAGAAGGGGGGGGCATTTGAATGAAGAATAGCGCGGGATAAAGTAACGGAAACTTACAGGCCTCCTTAGCCTGGAATGGCGGTTCGAATCCGCCTCCCGCTATCAGAGAACAGGAGGGATGGCATGATATACAAACGATGTAGCAGATGCGGGGGTAGGGTACCAGCAGGGACTACGTGCCCGTGCAGAAAGAATAACATCAGAGAGTATGCAAAGCCAACCGGAATAAAGAAAGAATACCACACACAACGGTGGAAGAACCTGAGACAGGTTGTGCTTGACAAATATGACGGGCTGGATATCTACATGATGTACAAGCATAACAGAATAGTGACAGCAGATACGGTACACCATATTGAATTATCGCAAGATAGACCTGACCTGTTCTATTCAGATTCAAATCTGATTCCAGTCTCAAGAACTGGACACAAAGAGATACATAAACGATATGAGAAAGAGGGAAAGACAGTGGTGCAGGAAGAACTGAGAGACTTTCAGATGCGTTTTAAAACCACCGGGGGATAGAAAAAAGTTTTGATTGGATTCTCCACGACCACGTATGCCCCTTTCTTTTTGCAAAATTCCCAAAACAATAAAAAAGTTGGCAGGCTAGAGAGGAGGGAGGACAAGGGCAAGACCAATGAAACCGGTCGGTTTGCAGAAAAAGCATCTGACAGTATTAGAAGGGCAGAAAAAAGTAGATGCGGAAGACCAGATAAGAACAGAAAAAAACCAGCTCAAACGTCCCCCGACATGGTTGATAGACGATGTGGCAAAAAAAGAATGGCGAAGGATTGTAAAAGAGTTGGATAAGATAAACATAGTTGGAAACTTGGATCGAAATAATATCGGAGGATACTGCAATGCGTTCGCAAACTATGTAAAAGCGACTGAGATACTAAGTCAGC